AAAGCTCCGACAATTGCAGAAATTGCTTGCGTTCTTGGGTCAGGCCACGAGCTAGAATTGGAGCGAATAGAATCCAAACCTTTCAATCCGTCAATCGCGGTAAACTCAAATAATTTAGTTCCACTTTTAAATTGAGAGGTAATAAAGTCGGGGGCAATGTAGCCAGTAAAGAAAGGTTGTAAGCCTTCGAATTGTAAATAGTTTATTTTGTCGGTCCCTCCATCCGCAACCGTTACAAATGTATTTTCTCCAAATGCTATTCCAACAAAAGTTGCAACTGAAGCCGCTGGTATTGCCGTCCAAGTAATTGCGTCCGTACTATATAAAATCCGATTAGTTCCGCCATTTGTAACCGCAACGAAATATCCGTTTCCGTAAGCAAGGCCTTGGCAAGTAGTTCCAAAAGAAACAACGTTCCAAGTTAATCCATCTACTGAGTAATAATTTCCAGTAGTAAATAAACCATTTGCATAAATTATAGCTTGTTGAGCAAATGCCGTTGCTTGCTCATCCCAAGTAAAACCGTCATAAGATGTAAATGTTGTTCCTCCAGTTGAAGCGTCAGAAATTGCAACCCAAATTCCAGCACCATAAGCAACGCCTGTAAAATTTGGATTAATACCGCTATTTCTTGCCGTCCAAGTTATTCCATTGGGAGAGGTCATAATTCTATTGCTTGCACCACTTGAAGCAACCGCAACGAATAAATCATTGCCAAAAGAAACAGATACCCAATTATTATTTGCTGCTGGCGTTCTACTTGTCCAGTTTATTCCGTCAGTTGAAGAGTAAGCAAAAGCCGTAGGCGTTCCACTCACAACAGCAAAACCAACGGCCACAAATAAGCCATTTCCGTAAGTTATGGCGTTCGCTTGCCAACCAACTGGTATTGACTCATTCCAAGTAATTCCGTCAAATGAATAGGCTAAAAATGGCCCAAAGGTGGCCACAAAAATCCCATTGCCATAAACTATGTCTTTATAGCCATTTGTAACCGAAACTCCATTCCAATCTGTAATGTCATTGTTGGCGCCAATTTGATTTAAAATAACTTTCCAAGTTCTATTGCCTCCAACTAGAAACTCGTTGAAGTCTCCAGTTTCTCCAGCAATCGTAAAGTCAACAGAGGAGCCAATTATTGTCTCTAATGGGTCGTTTCCTGTATTTCCCCAATTGTAAGTTATATCGTTAATCTGTAGCGGTGTAACTGCTCCTGAATAACCCGTTCTAAGTATTTGCAAGTTCCAAACTAAGCCGCCGTAGTTAGTCGCATAACCGCCTTCGTACTTTAATCCGTAGTCGTTAATGGGTGTATTTTGGCCGCTAAGCTCAACGTACATTTTAACGTCATTTGACGGCATAGTAAAGCTAAAAGATAAAGCCGAGCTAATAAGGGAATTACCTGGACTAGAATACCAAAGCGCCGTATGAAATCCCGATTCGGGTGAAACTGCAATGGTTAACGCATCGCCTTCGGTGTAAAATTCTAATGGCGCTACTCCGTTAACTGTTATCGTACCAAGTCCACTCCGTACGGCAAGTAATAACCTATAATCGTTCATTTATCCTTTCTTTATCCTGTTTTCAGATTGACCCAATACATAAACCAAGTCTTGGCCTCTAACTACAAACTCGCCGCTAACGTCTCTATTTTGTGCAAACATTCCGCCTTGTGCGCCACCGCCTACAAAGCTAGACCCACCACCAACGCCTGAGCTACCAACTGAAGAGCCACCGCCTCCACCTCCGCCACCTTTTGAACCGCCCAAGCTTTTAGCTTTGTTTGATACAAAACCAGCTAAGGCAATCAAAGCAACACCAGCTCCAATTGCGACCGCTGGATTAAGTGTTTTTAAGGCCGTTTTTATGCCTTCTACGGCAAGACCAGTTGCAATCGCTAATTGTCCTAGTTGATTTAATATACCAGCCAATCCGCCAAGTAATGCACCTCCAGCGGCTTTAATTACGTTGCCACCACTTGCCAAAGCGTCACCAATTGCGAAAGCCATGTCACCAAGAGTATTTTCCGCGCCTTGTTCTAAAATATCAAATGTTTCATTAATAAAAGCTTGAGTTTCTGACAATCTACCAATAAATGTCTCTAAAGAGCTAAAACCATCCGCTGCTCCATTTGCAATTGCCGCGTAAAATTGCTCAATACCGATTCCGCTACCACTTAAAGAATTAATTAAGGCTTGGTTTGATTGAGTTATGCCAGTAATATTAGCCTCATAGTCTTTTTTAGTATTTGCAATTTTAGCTGACAATGCATCTAAATCGTTTGCAACTAAACTAAAAAAACTTTCTTCTGTTGATTTTTCTGTAAAAGAAATTAATGGGTCAATTTTAGATAAATCTTCAAAAGTCCTTTTTAAATTCTCACTTTCGTTAACTGTCTTTTTTGTTTCTTCAGTTTTTACCCTTGCAAATGTTGCTCCTTGTGAGCTAAAACCTACAAGTTGAGATTCTAATTTTAAATTTTGTTCAGCTAGTCTTACTCTTTCTTGTGAGCTGGTAATTGTTTCTTTAGTTAAATCGTCAATTTCAGCGGTAATATCTCTTATTTGACCAGCTAAACCAATGTCCTGACCAGACACAAATTGCCCTCCTTGCTCTCCTCTCCCTTTTTGAGCTATTAATCCTTGCAATTCGGCCCTTTTTTGTAAAATTTGAATACCTCTTTCCTCTTCTTGCAATAATAGAGTTAATGAATCTGAAGTATTTTTATCAATTTGTGCTGAAAATGCTTTGGCCTTTGCTAAAGCCAAAATGTCGTTTGTTAATTTGTTGTAAGCTTCACCTACTTTACCAGCTAAAATTTGTTCGTCAGATAAATTTTTTAAATAGTCAGGATATTGTTTACGCAATTCATTGACGGCAGCTAATCTTTTTTCAATGCTTATATTGGTATTTTCAGCTTGAATTTGAAGTAATTTATAATTAGATATTTCTTTTTGTGCTGCAATTTGCCCCTCTAAAGTTGCTTTTTTTACCCCATCAAGACTTTCTTTAAACTCATCTAATTTTTCTTTTAGAGATTTAGCCGACTCTTCTGTCTTAAAATATCCTTTTTGTTGTAAAATGGTAAATGCAGTAGTAAGCAAAGAAATTCCTAAAATTAAGGCATTCCCTGAACTAAAGATTGATGCAAAAGATTGTTTTAAAGCTGCACTTGTTGAGCCAGTTTGGTTCTTTAATACTTGAAAAGAGCCAGCCAATTGTTGGATGTTGTTACCTACTCCGATAATTCCAAATGGAGCATCTTGAACAATTCTAGCAAAGTCAACACCAATAGAATTGTAACCGCTAGTCGCTTGAGTTAATTTTTGTATTTGTGGCGCCGTTGTTTGAGCCGCTTTACCTAATTTATCAAGTTGACCAGTTGCGGTATTTACGCCAGCGGTTAAACCAGCTACGTTTGCACCTATTTCAACCTCTATTCTTGGATTTGCCATTTTTCTCTAGTTTACTTGCAATTTCCAACAATTTCTTTGCTTTAGCAAAGTCTTGCGGTGTTGACTCCAAAGGCTTAACCACATTATCCCAAGGCAAAGGCCAAAGTTTAGTTGCGTTTAAGTTAGCGCCTTTCTTTAGATGCGGTTGCAAACCAATAATTGCGTGAACTCGCATTGCCTCAATCATATCCTTTTGGTCGATTTCGTGCCCTTTAACTAATGCCTTTAATTCTTTACGGCTTAAACAAAAAAGCTGCTCATAAGGGACTTTTGTCCGTCCTACGAGCAGCATTAAATTTTCGCGAGCTGAATATTCCTCGCTTTCGTCTTCACTTACGTTTTTTTTTCTTGGCTTTCACCAATGCCTAACTCTAAAAGCAAGTCGGCCAAAACGTCGTTAAATAGTTTCATTACGTCTTTTCCTTCAATCCAAACTTTCAATTCATCCAAGCTTACTGGATTGGTTGACTTGCGCAAACAAGCTACTTTGTGGCATTCGTGTAGCAATGCATAAATTAAGTCTATTTTTGGTATTGCTTGGCCATCAAAAGCCGAAGCAATACCTAAACCTGTAAAATCCTCAAAGTTCGCCAAAGCGCCCAAATTTGGGTAAAAGAAAATCTCCCCTTCTTTAAAAGGAGCTGAATGGTATTTAGCCATATATTTTGTTTAGGTTGGTATAACGCTAATAACAGGCGCGCCAGCAAAGTCGAAAGTTCCTGAGAAAGATACTTGAGAGTTTCTTTCAGCGGTAATTTCAACTGAGTTTAGTTGAGCGTCAACGGTAATAATTTTGTCACCTGACTCGGTGCCTCCAAAAACCAATTCAAATACTTTGCCGATGTCTTCCATCAAGTCAAAAGCTGAAAGGTTAGAAGCTCCAGTACTTGCAAAATCTAGGTCTCCACTGAATGAGAAAGAGCCTGATTTGTCGCCGCCTTCAAGTCTAACGCCATAGTCACCCGTGCAGTCGTTTCTTACAACAACGGATTCGTTGGAAATAGATACCGAAGCGGAAGTTTTACAAACGACTGGAAGGTTGTTCCACTCGAAAGTAAAGAAATTGCCTAATTGATATGTTGCCATTGCTTATTCGTTTTAACAAATATACATAAATTTTTATTTATCAAGACACCTGAAAAATATCGAGCGTGTAAGACAATATTTTTTGGTAAGCTATTTGGCTGCTACCTTGCTCAATTTGAACGCGGCTAAAGTTCTTTCGAATGTTAACGGCTTGCAAATCAGCTGGCAAAACCAAATCGTTCAAATTCATTTTTAATTGAATTGCATTTGAAATAGTTTCTGAAAGCTTTTTACCTCCGTTACCTTGTGCAAACTTTGTTACAATATTAATTTGAAAGGTTGCGTTTTGTCTAATCGAGCAATCGTTGTTTGTTGTTTCCGCTTCGTTTTGGTCGGTAATTAATACGAAAGCGGCTGAGCCTTGGTAGTTGGCTGGATTTACGCTTGGAGGTAATTCCGTATCGTAAACGGGCAAAGTAACTCCGCTAAGCGTTAAAGGTGAAATTGCGGCAATTACGGCCTGTCGTATGTCGGTTGCTATGTCTCTCATCCTAAATCTTTATTTATTTCGTTTTCAATATCCGTCACTAAGTTAGCCGTATTTCTGAAAAAAGCTGGCATCAAGTAAGGTTGGCCAATAATACGGCCTTGACCATTTCGGTAAAATCGCCTTGCAATGTCGCGGACTTCTTGCGTGTATTGTGGATTCGATAAAATTTCTCGCGCGCTTAATCCAGTTCCAAATTCCAACCAAGCCTCAATCTCAAAAACTGGGTCGCCTGACTGAACTCCGACTCTCCAGTTTAAACCGTCTTGTTCAGCTACTTTATCAATCCTTTGCTTAATATTTAAAGGCTGGCCTTCCCAACTGCTAGGAGCGTTTCTAATTGCCTCAATCTCAATATCAGTTGCCGTACTTGCTAAAATATCTTTTACGGCCTCAATAACAATGTCTTCTTGTTTGTCCAAGTCTTTTAAAGCCGCGTCCAATCCTTTAACCGTTACGCTCATACTCCAACCATATTAATAACATACTCTTTATGCTGGCGTTGCTCGTCTAATTGAACGCCTGTTATTTTGTAATACCTAGTCCGATAATAAACTTTGTAAATTTCGCTATGTACAAAAGAAGCGCGGTATTGGATTCTAATTTGGTAGGTATTTGGCAAGACCATTTCTCCAGCCTCTAAA